TTAATGCAGTAGGAGCTATGTCCGAAGTTCTCAAAGTATTCTATGACAATCTAATCAAACAGGGCTTTACAAAACAAGAAGCGCTCTATTTGACCAACGACTATATGAAGGCGGTGTTTGGGAAGTGATTTGGATTCCAATATTCATTATTGCCGGAATTGTAATTGCAGTACTTTTTTCAAGATATATGGTGGATAGTTTGCCAGGAAAGATCTTCACCGGAATTATCACGGTTCCTATCTTTGCAGGAGTTGGATGTTTGCTTGGAGTAGTTGCCGGTATTCTTCTTGGCCTTGTTGGACTATTGATTATCCCAACAGAAATAACGACTATTTCAGAAACGCCAATCTATTCTCTGGCAGACTATACGCAATACAATGGAAGATTTGTTATTGGCTCCGGCCACATAGACTCTGACCTTTGCATTTACTATGTGGCAGAAACAGACAACGGGAAGAAAATCATGGATTCTGAAAGAGAGTACACGACTATCATTGAATCCGATACCCAGACGCCGACTGCGGTAGTAACGGGAGAGCGATATAGATGGAACTTGCTAAACTGGATTGCCATTGACCTGAACAAATTTGTGGATGAAACGACTCTTATAGTGCCAACCAATACAATTACGACTGAATACAATATCGACTTGAAATGAGGTGACAAATCTGAACAAGAATGATACGACTATGGAGCAGGGAAAGACTCTCGTAAAAGCAAGGGGCCGTGGAGGGAAAGAAAACTTTCCAAATGTCATCTCAGGCGCAAAATCAGAAGATATTCAGCGGTGCCTCGGAAACTGTATGATGTTCTATGACCGTCCCATAGTTAAGTCTGATGAAGAGTGCAGAGAACGACTATACGAGTTCTTTGACATTTGCCAGAAAACAGGACAACTCCCGACCGTTGAGAAGATGGTCATGGCGTTAGGGACTATCAAACAGACGGTTTGGAATTGGGAAAATGGGATTGGGTGCAGCTCTACGCGCATGGACCTCATTAAAAAAGCGAAAGGATTTATCGCCGGATTTGAGGCAGAAATGGCGACTGAGGGAAAAATTCAGCCAGTTGTGTACATTTTCCGGGCAAAGAACTATTTCGGCATGAAGGATCAACAGGATATTGTTTTGACGCCCAATACGCCCCTCGGCGACTCTCCCGACCAAAAGCAGCTTGAAGAGCGGATCGCCGGGTCTGTGGTGGTGGAGGAGTAGCGACTATGGAAACGACTATCGACTATGGTAGCGACTATGGCGCAGAGGCCAGCGACTATGACAGCCTCACACGTGGGAAGTTGTGCCCGCTGAAAGCTACTGAGCCGCCCGATCTGGACGCAATACTGAGGGTTAGCGCGATAAAGTGCCGCACTGATGGTGAGCCGCCTCACGTGGAGTATATCGGCGGGCAGTGCGACGGCCCCCGCTGTGCCTGGTGGGACGCCGACAAGTCCCGCTGCGCCGTCCTCTCCCTGGCCCGCAACAAATAATAATACCCCCGGCTTGCTCCTGACGGAGTGGGCCGGGGTTGCTTTATGCCTTGTGTGGCGCTGTGCGGGCCTCTGTACGGCGTTTTGTGGCGTGGGAATATAGGGAACACTGCCAGACGCAAAAGCGCTGTGTAGGGCCTGTAAATGGCCCTTACAGATATTTTGCTTTTTGGGGCTTGTTCCGCTCTGCTGAACATGGGCGCAAAAATGCCGCCTGGAGGCAATAGGAGGCCGCACAAGCGGCGGGAAGTTGCCGGAGGGTATAGGAGGACATGGGCAAGAGAAAGCCCGCCCCAGGAAAGCCCAGGGCGGGCGCTGGTTGTATTCAAGATTTTTTTGCAAGCTCCCAGATCACCATGACCGGGAGAAGGATAATAAACAAGATAATCAAGCGGGGGCCACCTCCTCCCGGATATAGGTTGCTTGATAATACCCGCGCAGCTCGCGCCGCACATTGTACCGGGCGCAGATGCCGCGCACGGTGTCCAGCTTATCCCGGGCCTCCTGCGTGGGATATGGGCCGATATAGTCATGCTCTGCAATCAGCACGGGCACGGGGCCGCGCTCGGTGTTTATGTAGTTTCGGCGGGTGGTGATCCCGGCGGCGTTAATGCAAGTTTCCAGACGGTCCAGCACGGATTTTTTCATGGTCATTTCCTCCATTCTCCAGCGGTCAGCCCCAATTAAAAACAAGTTGCGGAAACATTCTTTCAATTTGCGCGGCCTCTTCTGCGGCATAATCCCCAATAATGCGCCCGTTTTGATAGATATTCCCGCGATAAATGCAATCTAAATCAGAAAAGTAAATGTCGATTTTATCAGCATTGTGGGGGCTGTCCCCATACCACATATCAAGAGATTTCCTCATGTTTTCCTCCATTCTCCGGCGGGCGGGTCAAAAGCGGGTGATTTCCTGCCCCTCGCTGGCCACGCAGGGAAGAAATGTTCCCAGGCGGGCCGGGTCTGTAAACAGGTTATAGCCGTCAATGCCCACGAACTGGGCAATTTCCACGACGTCCCCGTGTGCGTCCTTGTTGATGTAGCGGCGCAGGGTGTAGGCTCTGCCCTCGTAGATGTACCGCCCGCCGTCCTGATAGTAGGCGTTGGCCTCGTCCAGCGTGGCGGCGGCGATCTCGTCAACGGTCATTGTCAGCCGCCCGGCGGCGTCTCTGTATCGTTTCATCGTGCGGCCCTCCGTTTAGTAAAGTTCGGCGCTCTGCTTGCTATATTCGCGCCGCGCGGCCATGTATGCGGCCCGCTGCACGTCGCTAAAGTTGCAGGCATCGAAAAACGCGTTGAGATCGTCGATATTTGCCACGCCGGAGCAGTTGCCGAAGCAAGAACACACGTCAAAATCGGCTTGCCAGTTTATACCGTATTCGTGATTAAACATCTCACGGAGAAATGCGTCTTTCCAGTATTCCGCATGATCCTTTTCGGGCTCGGCTTTTTCAAGCGTGGAAAGAAGGCTTTCCCCGATTTTCACAAAATCAGCGTCCTTTTGGTCGTAGTACGCCATAAATACGGGGCTGAAAATCATAGTTTTGATTTTCTTTTTCAGTTTTTCCCGCTCCTGATCTGGGCCGCAGAAAAACATGGAAATGTGGTCCCGGCGCAGTCCGTAGTAATTGCGGATGTAGTATTCTTTCGTTTGCTTGTCCTGGTAGTTGATTACTGTTTCCATCTCGTCGGCGGTAAATAGTTTTCTGCTGAGGCTGTCAAGGTAAAATACCCGCAGTTCGTCGCGGCTCTTGTCCTTGTGGTGCAGTTCGTAGTCATCAGCGTATTTGATATGGTGCCCATCGGCAAACACAAGAACGGAATATCCAAAATAGCCGCCAAAGTCCACAAAATAAATCTGGTGTCCTTTAATCTCTGTGACCTCTATTGCCTTTGCTGCGGCCTGCGCTTCTGTCAGCGCTTCAATATCGCGGATCGTGTATTCTTTCATTTCTGTTTTCCTCCTTGTCATGGAGGGCCGCCCGTGGTATAATGGGCGTGCCCTGGTTTGGTGGTACTTGCTGGGGCTTCTCTTTGCCCTGGCCACTGTTGCGAGTAGTGGCCGGGGCTTTTTAATAGTCAATATATACGGTGTAATCTGTGGGGCTTGTCTTCCTGATCTTGTGTCCGCTGGCCTTGTCCAGCGCTAACCATGCGTCCCGCTCCTGTTCACTCTGGTATGGCCTTCTACAATTCCATTCTTTGCGGTATTTGTAGATATATTGGATAATGCCCATGTTTTTCCCTTCCGGTCTGTGGCCTTGCTTTCCCCTGCCGGTTGTGTTATAGTGGGGGCGACATGTGGCAGGCCATGCCGCCCCGTGTTCTTTGCTAGATAGCCGCTTACTTGTTCAGGGTAGGGCGGCTATCTTTTTTTACTGCTTGGGAATGGCTTCCCGGATAATGCGGGCCGCGTCCTGCGGGTCTTTGGCCGTGGCCTCTACCAGCTTCGCCAGGGTTTCAAGGTAAGATGCTAATTCGGTCTGGGTCATGCTATCAGTCTCCATTTCGTTACCTCCTGCCCGGTAGATTCAGCGCGGTTTCCCTTGCTGTGATTATATAATAGCATACTTGCATTTACCTGTCAATAAGTTAATACAAAATAATTTCAAGATTTTTTACAATTACAGGGGCGGAGGTGGGCCGGGGCCGGGGCGATGGTTAGCCAGTCAAGGCACACCGGAGGGGGATATTCGCCGGAATAATGTAGGTAGGTCAGTCCTGTCAGCACCGAAAATAGAAAAAAGGCTTGTTGCAAAAACATATTGACATTTGCAAAAACAAATGATACAATAAGTGCAACAAGTAAGGGGTGAAAGATATGATGGAGTTCAAAAACGCCATTGGGTATATTCGGGTAAGCACGGAGGCTCAGGCCGCAGATGATAAATATGGCATTGAGGCGCAGAAGGAAAAGATACTGGCTTATGCGAACGATAATGGGTACAACATCGTCAAGTGGTTTTGCGATGAAGAAAGCGGAACGAGTGACGAGAGGCCGGAGCTAAACAAAATACTGTATGACGAGGACATTTCTAATCCTCCGTTTGAGGCCGTGATTGCGTTCAAGAGCGACCGAGTGGCGAGGGACACCAAACTGTACTTCTACTATCTGTATGTCCTCGAAAAGCGGAACATTAAGTTGCTGAGTACGCAAGAGGTGTTCCCGGAAGGGGATTTTGCAAATATCTACCGTGCATTGATGCTATTCGTGGCGGAGCAGGAGAGAAAGAACATTGCACTCCGCACGGGAAACGGAAGGAAGATTAAGGCGGCTGCTGGAGGATATAGTGGCGGTCGTACTGCTTATGGGTATAAGGTTGATAATGGGCGGCTTGTTATCAACGAAGAAGAGCGCCCCATTGTGGAGTTTGTGTTTGCGGAACATAGGAAAGGCACACCGATGCTGACGATTGCCGACAAGCTGAATGACCTTGGCTATCGGACACGAAAGGGGACGAAGTTCCAGAACACGAGCGTTCGGAGCATTATCAAGAATGAGCCGCTTTACCGTGGGATGTATAAGTATGGAGATATGAATTGGGTTAAGGGTGTGCATGAGCCTATTCTAAAGGAGGACGAATAAATGACATACGGTGAGATTTTAGAAAATGCCACAGAAGAAGAACGGAGCCGGTGGTATGTAGCGGAGGCATTTAGAAATGGAGATAAAAACACTGGTAGTGAGGGCATTTCAGAGAGATTTGTCCGACCCATCTGCGCTATCTGATGCGTTTGATTCGATCAGGTTGTTGGAGCCGGAAGATTTTTCGCTGGCACACGAGCGGAACAAGGAGGTGCGGAGGATGTCTGCAAAATTTGCCGCAGAACAAAAAAGCCTCCGCATGTTCGAGCTAAACAAGCGGAGTCTGCTGTTTGATGCCCCGTATGATTTTGATGCTCATTGCAGGTACATAGAATGGAATAGGCCGAACGATAAGAGGTTTTATATTCCAAGAAGAAAGCAATTGCTTCGTGTAGCAAAATCCCTTCAAAAGCTGGCGGACGGAGATCTGGATCTGTTGGCTATCAGTTTGCCTCCTGGAGTTGGGAAAACTACATTAGCTCTGTTTTTCTTGACTTGGCTTGCTGGACGAAGCCCGGAAAAACCGATTCTTGGAGGTTCACACTCTAACGCATTTCTTCGGGGAGTATACGATGAATGTCTGCGAATTCTTGATCCGCGGGGAGAATATTTGTGGCATGATGTGTTCCCGACGGTACAGGTAGTAAAAACCAATGCACAAGATATGATGATTGACCTTGGAACCGATAAGAAACGAGGAAAGAGGTTCGCGACACTGGAATTTAGCTCTATTGGATCTGGAAATGCTGGTAAGGTTCGAGCAGAGAACTTGCTTTATTGTGATGACCTTGTTGACGGCCTGGAGTCTGCTCTCTCCAAGGAACGCATGGACAAGTTGTGGAATCTGTACGCAACCGATCTTAGACAGCGAAAGATTGGAGATGCCAGAGAACTCCATATTGCAACGAGGTGGTCTGTCCATGATGTTATTGGACGATTAGAGCAGATGTATGGGGAGAATGATAGAGCAGAATTTATCGTTGTACCGGCGCTGGACGAAAACGATGAAAGCAATTTTGACTATGGAAACCATGCCGGATTTACCACAGCGTTTTACCATGAGCAACGGGATGTTATGGATGATGCTTCTTGGCGAGCGTTATTCATGAATCAACCAATCGAGCGTGAAGGACAGCTCTACAATGAGGATGAGCTGCGCAGGTACTTTGAACTTCCTGACGGAAAACCAGATGCAGTTCTGTTTGTGTGCGATACGAAGGACAAGGGCACTGATTACTGCGTCATGCCGATTTGTTATCAGTACGGGAATGACTTTTATTGTGAAGACGTAGTATGTGACAACAGCAATCCAGAGGTTGTAGAGGCGCGGCTGGTGTCAAAACTACTTCAGCACAAGGCTCAGATGGGCCAGTTTGAAAGTAACAGCGCTGGTGGTAAAGTAGCAGAAAAAGTTCAAAAAGAAGTGAAGGAAGCTGGCGGAATCGCAAAAATCACAACAAAATACACAACACAGGGGAAAGAGACAAAGATCATAGTAAATTCCCCGTGGGTAAAAGAACGGGTTTTATTTAAGGACAATTCTATCATAAAGAAAGATAAGGAGTATCGCCGGATGCTAAACTTCCTATGCGGCTATACGATGGCTGGGAAAAATAAACATGACGATGTTCCTGATGCTTGGGCAATGTTTGCTGAGTATGTCCAGCAACTAGAAGGGAACAGGGTGGAGGTGTTCCGCCGTCCATTCTAAAAAATACAAAATATTGTATATAAA